GTGAATGCATACGAAGCATATCTAAAGGGTCGACATGATGCTGTTACCGAATACGAGACCACCGGTGATTGCCCCGACTACTACCCATACAGCGAACCTGAGATAGCTGACATGTGGCTAGAGGGGTTCGAGGACAAGACTTACGAACTTTTTAACGAGACTGAGTAAACAAACAGGAAACCAACCAAATGACCAACCCAGCACACAACGAACCATCAATCGACGTACTCGCCGCCGACCTTGAAGAAGCCAAACAAGCCGAGCTTGCTGCCAAAAAGCGGCGCGAGGCCATCGAGAGAAACATTGTCACACTGTTAGGCCATAAGGATGAAGGTGTTCAGCACCACGAGGGTGGTTTTTACACCATCAGTACCACCGGCGTCATGAATCGAACGCTCGACAAGTCGGCAATCTTACAGATGAAAGAGGCATTGCCCGCCGATGTGTTCAATTCGATCGTAACCATCGACCCGAAGCTGAAGATCAAAGAGCTAAAAGAGCTCGCAGCCCGAGACCCGAAGTCTTACCAGGTCGCTTGCCGATTCTTTTCGGTTAAGCCTGGTAAGACCAAGGTCGATGTTAAAGAGGCCGCGAACGATGAGTAAATCAAAATACATGGTCACTTACCGAACTCGTTGGGGATCAAACCTGGCGAAGTTTTTTGAAACCTTATCGGGCGCGCAAAAAGAAATAGAGCGTTTATATGCGCGACGACTTGAGGCGCAAGCCTACTGCGACAAGGGCGAGCTTATTGGCCAGGTTGTCAGATTACCGAAACAGCCGCGCACCAAAATTCAATGGTCGTTTTGGTTTATAGAGGAGGTGAGCAATGCCAGCCGCGCTTGATTTAACTGGATTTACGACTGGCAAGTTAGCCGTTGTCAGCAGACGAGGACCAAACAGATTTGGCCAGCAAACTTGGCTGTGTAAATGCGCTTGCGGAAACCGCACGGTACTAGCGGCAAGCGCAATTAAAAGAGGCAAAGTGAAGTCGTGCGGATGCATAAAGGCAGAGGTAGCCAGAAAAAACGGTGCTCTTTCTAGTGGTCCTCTAAAGCACGGCGCCGCCAAAGCACGAATGCCGGAGTACTTTGTTTGGAAAACTATGCGGCAAAGATGCATGAACCCAAACAGCAAAGACTACGAGTCTTACGGCGGCCGTGGCATTGGGGTTTGCGAAAGGTGGTGCAACTTCGAGAGTTTTATCAATGACATGGGTCTCCGCCCCGATGGTTGTTCGCTAGATCGAATCAACAACGACCAAGGATATTCACCAGAAAACTGTCGCTGGGCGACAGATGAGCAACAAGCAAACAACCGCCGACCAAGGAGCAAAAAACATGGCGTTTAGTCTAGCAAGCATTCAAAACACTCATAGGCAGTCGCCACCAAGGATGTTGGTTCAAGGTGTACCAGGAATAGGCAAGTCGACGTTTGGATCAGAGTTGCCTAACCCGGTTTTCATACAGGCTGAAGACGGCCTGGACGGCATCGATGCTGCTGCATTTCCATTAGTGAAATCATACGAGGAAGTTGTCGATCAACTCGGCGTCATCCATAACGAAGATAATCCGTTCAAAGCAGTCGTGATAGACACGGTTGACGCGCTGGAAAGACTAATTTGGAAGAAAGTCGCCGATGATAATCAGGTCGAGAGCATCGAGAGTATCGGATATGGGCGCGGATACGTTTTCGCCCTGAATTACTGGCAGCAATTGTTGGGAATGCTAAATGCGCTGCGCAACAAGGGTTACATGATCTGCTTGCTGTGCCATACCACAGTTAAGAAGTTTCAAAGCCCTGTTGTCGATTCTTACGACCGCTATGAGTTGGCATTGCATAAGCATGCAACCGCACTTTTGATCGAGTGGTGCGACATCGTTGGCTTTGCAAACTATCAAGTTTTCACCAAAAACGAAGATGCCGGGTTTAACAAGACCGTCAAAAAAGCGGTCGGCCAAGGCGTGCGAAGACTTCACTTATCTGAGCGGCCAGCTTTTATCGCAAAGAATCGCTACAGACTTCCCGATGAAATCGATTTTTCTTGGGCCGCACTAGAAGCTGCCCTCCAAGCAACCCCCGAGCAAACTACGGAGCAATAAAACCTATGGCTAATTTAGGCAGAAACTTTGACGCAACGCAGGTCGACCCAACGTCGACATTTGATCCTATCCCACCTGGCAAATATCCAATGGTTTTCACGGATTCGGAAATGAAGCCTACCAGTGCAGGAACAGGCTCCTACTTGCAGTTAACCGCAGAAGTGATCGACGGCCCCTCTAAAGGGCGACTAATTTGGGTCCGTTTGAACCTAGACAACCCCAACCCCAAAACTGTGGAGATCGCAGAGCGAGAGCTTTCACAGATTTGCCACGCCGTGAACAAGCTGCACGTTCAGGATTCGGTCGAACTTCACGACATACCGTTTCTTGCTGACGTCAAAGTCAGGCCACCAAAGGGCAATTACGACGCGTCAAATGAAATCAAAGAGTATCAGCCGCTATCCGGTCAGCCGCAGCAACAAGCTGCGCCTGTTGCCGCAAATGATGCTGTTGCAGATCCAGCACCACAAGTTGCGGCCGCGAATAGCGCAACGTCTTCGGACTGGTGGAATCAAGGCAAGTAACGATGACTGCAATTCCTCCCAACACGAAAAAGGTTGAGTATATGATTGACCGCTTTTTCGAGGCCAAGCAGGAACAACCGAGGCCGCACCTTGGTTGTTCCGCGCTAGGCAACGAATGCGAGCGAGCATTGTGGTACGGCTTTCGATGGGTTTCGGCGATCTCTTTTCCTGGTAACGTCAAGCGGCTGTTTCGTCGTGGTCACCATGAAGAAAACTGGTTTATCGTTGATCTGAAAAACATCGGCGTTCAAGTTATTGAACGCAACCCCGAAACCGGCAAGCAATTTCAATATTCCGAGTTTGGCGGCCACCTTGGCGGATCAGCCGACGGCTTAGGCATCGGCATTCCCGAAGCGCCAAAAACGCCACACATTCTCGAATTCAAAACGCACGCTGATAAGTCGTTCAAAGATTTAGAGAAGAAAGGCGTTAAAGAATCCAAGCCGGTGCACTGGGCGCAAATGCAACTGTACATGCACTTCCAAGGATTCGAGCGCGCGCTTTATCTGGCCGTCAACAAAAACGATGACCGGCTTTACTCGGAGCGCATCAAATTCGACGCAATCGCCGCAAAAGCGTTGCTCGACAAAGCAGAGCGAGTGATTACAGCCACCACCCCACCTCCGCGCATTTCAGCCGACCCAGCTTTTTTTAAGTGCAAGTTTTGCGATCATCGTGAAACGTGCCACGAAGAAAAACCCGCGCAAGTGAGTTGCCGAACGTGTATATCGAGCACGCCTGAATTAGACGGCGATCAACGCTGGTCGTGCAACCACCACGGCGTTAATCCGAACGTCGAACAGCAGCGCCAGGGCTGCCCGGCACATCGGTTTATACCCGGCTTGCTGCCGTATGCCGAGGTAACGGGCGGAGACGCCGATAAGCGCCGCGTTGATTACCGAGTGATCGCGACCAACTAAGTGTTTAGCAACGGCGATCGAAGCGACGCGCTCGACGATGTTCCGTGTTACGACTCTAAAGAGTTGTTGGAACTAAACCCCGCGCTGATAGGCGACGCCGGCATCGAAGCGATGCGGGAACACTTCGACGCAAGAATAACCAATCTAGGCGTCGAGGGCGTCGATTATGAATCGGTAGAGACACCATGCCAAAAAGCATCATAAATCTGCCGATGTACCGGCTCAAGAAACAGCAAGCGCTGTTTCTCAGAAAGGGCGAAAAATTAACCTTTGCCGCTTATGTTGACCGCGTTTTGAGCGAGAAGAATGCAACTAAGAAATTACCAGAATAGCGCGATCGAAAGTATCTACTGGTACTTTAAGAACTGCCAGGGCAACCCTGTGCTCGAGCTGCCAACGGGTAGCGGCAAGAGCCTTGTTCAAGCCGATTTTGTGCGCGGCGTGGTTCAAAACTTCCCAGCGAATCGCGTGCTTTGCTTAACGCACGTGAAGGAGTTGATCGAGCAAAATTACCTTGAGCTTATGGGTATCTGGCCCGAGGCGCCCGCTGGCATTTACTCAGCTGGCCTGAACTGTCGCGACACTGACGACCCGATTATCTTTGCGTCGATCCAGTCGGTTTATAACAAGCCTTACGATCTCGGATATTTCAACTTGATCATCATCGACGAGTGCCATTTGGTGCCGGTCAAAACCTCCGAGGGCATGTATCGAAAATTCCTCGATGCGATGCGATCCATCAATCCCAAAATAAAAGTGATCGGATTATCTGCGACGCCTTACCGCCTTGATAACGGTCTATTGACCGAGGGCGACAACCGACTTTTTACCGACTTGATCAGCGCCAAGAAGATCGGGGCGACATTGCCGCAACTGGTTGAAGCTGGCCACCTAGCGCCACTGACTACGCCCGACGAGCCTTTACCGCAATTATCCGTCGAAGGTGTTGGGAAGTCGGGCGGCGAGTTTAAAGCAGGCGAACTAAACGAAGCGGTAAAGAATCAATTCAGCACCACATGCCGTGCCGTTGAAGAGATAGTTAGCCGTGGCGCTAATCGAAAAAAATGGATCATTTTTGCTACATCGATTGATCATTGCGACGAAGTAGTCGGTTTACTGACTTTGAATCACAGCATTAGCGCCGACGTGATCCACGGGCAGACTAATAAAACAGACCGAGAAAACATCATCGCCAGGTTTAAGCGAGGCGAGGTGCGTGCCCTGGTGTCGGTCAATGTGCTAACCACCGGTTTTAACGTTCGCGACGTGGACCTGCTCGCCATGCTTCGACCAACGCACTCGGCCGCGCTCTATATTCAAATGGCTGGCCGGGGTATGCGAACCGCCGAAGGTAAAACCGATTGCCTGGTGCTGGATTTCGCCGGCAACATCAACCGCCACGGGCCGGTTGATAAGGTGCAGCCACCTAAAAAGAAAGGCAAGCGCGAAGGCGATGCGCCGCTCAAAGAATGCGAGTCGTGCTTAATGCTAGTGCCGGCCGGTTGCCGGACCTGCGAGTTCTGCGGTTTCGAGTTTCCGGCTAACCAAAACGACAACCTCGACAAGCAAGCAAGCCAACTGGCCATCATGGGCAAGGCTAAACCGATCAAGTACGAGCCAACACGAATGCGATTTAGTCGCCACATCAAAGAAGATCGACCGGATTCACTTAGAGTTGACTATTACGAAGGTATTAGGAAGGTCGCGAGCGAGTGGGTGTGTTTGTTTCATCAGGGTAGACCATTGCAAAACGCTCGGTTGTGGTGGGGCAACTATGTTGGTGCGGAAAGGCCCGACAATATTTTTGAAGCGATCTCGATGGCCGAGAGGTACGCAATGTTGCCCGAGTACATCTACATACAACGAAAGGGCAAGTTTGACGAAGTTGTCAGCAAGGGCAATCCAGTTAAAACCAACAACGAGGCATTGAGCATATGAACACCCGCGACGCAGCGAAGTTGTTGGAGGTGACGCCTCGGACGCTTCAATCCTATGCAAGAAACGGGATTGTTCCCTGTAGGGTGATCGAGCACAAAAGCCGGAACACTTACCTTTTTGACCGCGAGCAGTTGATCGCGTTCAAGCGAGGCGAAGCGCCCGAAGCAAGTAACGACGGCGAGTTTTCAATGAATTTAAGCGCGTTAGGTGAGTAGCTACTCGGCGACTTAACGCAATAGAGAGATTAACCAAAACCTGGGCGGGTGGTTGTAGGACATCGGATATAGGAGACGTAAGTGAAAGTCCTTAATTTGTACGCCGGATTAGGCGGTAACAGAAAGTTCTGGAGAGATTGTGAGGTCACGGCTGTAGAGTCTGATCCTAAGATCGCAGCGACCTATAGCGACCTGTATCCAAACGATACGGTTGTGGTAGGCGATGCTCATCAATTTCTGCTCGATAACCATCAAGAGTTTGACTTCATCTGGGCCTCCCCGCCCTGCCAGAGTCATAGCCGAATGATTCGATCAGGAAGGAACAGAAAGCCCCGTTACCCAGACTTCCAGCTCTATCAGGAGGTTGTGTTCCTGCAGCACAACTTTGAAGGGTGCTGGGTGGTGGAGAACGTCAAGCCCTATTACGAGCCGCTGGTTAAGCCCACGGGCCAAGTTGGACGACACCTGTTCTGGGCGAACTTTGAATTTGATGTGGAGGATGTGCCAAGGCCTAGCAACTTTATCAACCTAGCCACTGTGGCCGGTAGTGAAGCATTAAAGGAATGGTTGGGCATCCATTACGAGGGAAACATCTACTACGACGGAAACAACTGTCCCGCTCAGGTTTTAAGGAACTGTGTTCACCCAAACGTAGGCCTTGGGATTTACCAGGCTGCGCTTCACCAAATCAGCATAGGAGTAAGCAATGCAGGGTAATGGCAAAACAACGCATTTGATCAAGTGTGAAGATCCTGATGCTTTGGCGCGCTTCATGGCTGCCGTGGATCAAATGCCGGTGGGTGACGGTATCGAAATGGTCATGGGTTATACGCCCACTGTGGAAAACAAATCAACCACGGCTTTTGCGATCAATCAGGCGGAAAATCACCACCTTCGGCAATACATCACCCGCCTAGAGGCTTGTATGGATGTTTTGGTGGAGATTCTTGAAGACCCGACGCACGACTGGAATAACGTCAAAGAAGCCATAGAAGCTTTACAAGAGGTAAGAAATGAAGAATCAAGATAAGCCAGCAATGCCGATTACCGGAATGGACCATCAGCACCTTGGATTAACCAAGCTAGAAGCTTTCACGATGGCAGCATTACAGGGAGTTTGCGTGCCTGATGATGGCGCGATATGGACAGAAGAAACACCAAAAGCTCTTGGAGAAGCTGCGGTAGAAATTGCCAAAGCCACCCTCAAAGCCTTAGAGGAGCAAGCATGACTAAGTACCCAAAGAGAATTCACGTTCGAGCGTTTGATACATACGATGAGTTTGGCCACGAGCTCAAGCTCGATTATGAACGCGAAGGTAGCATGGGTTATGTGCGAGAAGACCAAGTACCCAAGAGCGAACACTGCACAACACAGTGCGAGGCAAACGCTTTCAAGTTGATGCTCAAGAAGTCCGAAGACAAGCACGCAGCCCTACTATCTGCGCTGGAAGAAATTGTGGAGGCTTACGACAAGTTAATAGAAGCCCGTAAACCGGACAATGATTTGTCACCAGTTTTGTACGCCCGTGAGTTGGTCCAAACCATTCGAGAAGGAGTGCATGTGCTCGACCAATCAGCCAGTGAGCTAGTAGGTAAAGATCATGAGTGACCAACCAGAAAAAACACCGTTGATTGATCTGCTAGCGGACGTGCCGGAGGGCTTGCGAGCCGAGTGGCCTTGTCAGTGGTTTGAGGATGGAACGCCGTCAGGCCATACGATGTCACCTATTGGCAAGCACATCAAAGAGGCAGTTGAGTTAATTCAAAGCCTTCAGGCGCAACTAGATAAAGTCACAGCAGATTCGCTGTGTTGCTGCGAGTTTGAAGCCAACAAGCCTGAATGCTTCAACTGTGTACCAAGGCTTCAGTCTCAACTCACCGAGGCAAACAAAGAGAAAGAGCGTCGCTCTAATGCTTATGACGATTTGCAGAAAATCTATATCGATGTCTGTCTTAGGCGTGATTCGTTATTAGCAGAGGTAAAAGAACTCAAAAAGGGATTGCCACAAAAACTGGCTGAAGTGCTCCTTCGAAAGCCGAGAAAGTTTGCCGATCACCAGCTTCTTAAGCATTACGCTCTTGGTTGGAGAACCGCAATCAGATACGTGGCAGTCCACCTAAATGTGAATGACGAAATGGTTGCTTTGCTCCCGAAAGAAGCTGCACCACAAACACGAATCATGGTAGCCGGTGATCTTGGTCTACCCACTAACACGGAGCAGGAGAGATGATAACCAGCATTGAATCTAAAGCTGAGGAAGGCGTGAGTGTGTTGTGGAACTTCGAAGAACAGGTTTTGCAACTAAAGACCCAAAGCACTGATGGAGGTCGCCCTTCTCTCAAAAGCATGAAGCTGGATACCGACAAGAAGATCAGAGCAGCAATTGAGGTTCTTCACTCGGCGTTAAGCGAGAGCCTAACCAAACAGGACTTGGCTTATTACCGATCTTGCGCTCTTTCTGGCGAGACACCTAACGACGATCTTAGGCCGTCTATGTGCTCACCCCATTCGAACACAAAGTGAGGGAGTAGAGATGGAAGCACTTTACCAACTTGTTGGAACCGCACTCGTCTGGATCTTCATGCTTGGCTTTGGGGGATTCGGGATAGTGTATTTCTGGGAGAAGGTCGCTGTCCACATGACACTCTATCAAGAACGCAAAGAACTAGCGGATTTCATCACTGAGCAAGGGTTAAGGCATCAGTTTGCTACGTGGGCGAAAGAACGCGAAAAGCAGAGAGAGCACCTCTAATGGATTGTTGTCCGCATTGTGGTGGTAAGAGATGAGCAAGATTTACATCGAGGGTCTTTCGGGAGACGACTTGGATGTCGTTATGAGAATTGCTGGGGATCTTGGACTAGAGGTGGTGGACAAGCCTGAGCCAATCGTTTTCAGCGTACCTATCGGACGCATGACGCTGGATGAAATGGACGCCATGGTTAGTACCGCTGGACCAAGCAAAGGGCCAGTCAGACACAGAAGCAAGAAAGCACCGCGTAGGTGGTAAGGAGAGGAATATGGCAGAGCAGATAGAGTCAGAGTACACGTTAAGAGACCCGAACGTTAAAGCGGTTCAATTGGTTAAACCTTACAAGCCGGTTATCGAATGGATTGCAAAGACCCTCGGCATAAGACCAATAAAGGTAACTGGTGATCGCGGAAGACTTGAATTCGTTATGTGGTCCACTGCCAACCAGTTAGCGATTGGGGATTACGCGGTACTCGACAATCAAAGACTGATCGCAGTACCAAAATCCATATTTGAAGATTTGTACAAGCCGCATGGTGTAGCGGGTAATTAGGAGAAGAGGATGGGTAAAGGAAAGATAGTAATGGGCGGTCGATCAAGTCTAGAAGTTTTGTCGGATGCCTTTGACAGCGACAACGACGGTGAAGACATAGTGATGGTTGTTCGCTTTGATTCCCGAGAGGATTTCGTCAAGGCGAATAGTGGCGAGCCAGTCACACTTACATGGGATTTTGGTTAGCCCCTTAGATATACACGGAGATAGAGATGAGTGATTTTACAGAAGAACAAAACGCCAGACTTGCCGATATTGAAGAATCAATCGGAAAGCTTCGATCAGAGATGGACTTTTGGAGACAAACAGGAATACCCGAAAAGACACTTTTGATCTTATTGAATCACTACACGAAGGTTCCGCAGCGAACAATTCGACTAGTGCTTGAGGGCATGGAGTCGCTTCATGAGGAGTACTTCGAGCAAGAAGAAGCCTAGGGAGGTGTGATGAGATACAAGTTTCGAGGCAAGAGATTAGGTGACGGCGAATGGGTTTATGGTTCCCTTGTCGAGGGTGCAAAGAGCAAATCACCATTTATTGTGAAGCCGGGCGAGATATACGGAGTCTTCGTGGACCGTAAAACACTAGGCCAGTTCACCGGACGATACACAAGGAACAATGAGCCAATTTTCCAAGGCGACGTATTCGAGTCTTTCTATCATCCCGAGGTTGTGTTCAAGCACTATGTCGAATGGTCAGACAGGTTAAGCAGTTGGTATTGCCGCCATGAACATGACGAAACGGATAAGGCCGGTAGCGGCAGTTCTCAACTTTGGGTTTTTTTGAATGACAAAGAACTTCATTCTGAATTAACCCACACCATCCACGACATAGAAGAGGTGGCGGAGTGATGAAAAACATAATCGAAAGCTTGCCGGAGGTAGTGGTAAAAGTTTTGGCCATGCTTCTTTGGCCTCTAGTCGTGTTGGCGGCTTGCTTAGCAGCGATAGTGCTGGTTTTCGCAGCAATTTTAGGTTTCTTCGCCATTCCGTTTACCGACATGAAAAAAGAAATTTTTGAGACTGAGCAATGAACTGGCTACAACGCAGTAAGGCGCGGAGAGTGATGGCAAAATCCCACAAAACCAAACGGCGAGACAGCTAGATGCCACGTAAACGAACCAGGTCAGACAATAAGAACCTACCGAAAAATTGGCGCTAAAGGCACGGCTCCTATTATTGGGTTGTACCAGCCAAGATGCGCGATCGATTTGATAAAGGTATGTATAAACTCGGGCGAACGTTATCCGAGGCGCACCGCAAGTTTGCGGAACTGCCTATTCACGAAGACGGACAGATTCAGACCATCGGCGAGCTGTTCGACAGGTACGAGCGAGAGGTTATACCAACCAACAAAACAGGCACCCAGGATAACAAGCGTCGCGCCCTGGTGCCGCTTCGAAAGGTGTTTGCTAACTCTCCGCTTGTTGGCATCGAGCCGCAACACATCTACGCCTATTTTGATGCAAGGGAAAAACAATCGGGCAATCGAACAGCCAGGGCAGAGCTTGAGGTTATTCGACACGCCTATTCTATGGCTGTTAGGTGGGGGCTGATATCAAGTCACCCGTTTAAAGGTGAGGTGAGAGTCAAGAAGAATAAGCCGCGCGATCGCTATGTAGAAGATCATGAGATCGATTTGTTTTACCGGGCTTATGCGAGCAACAAAATTCGAGCGTACATCGATATCAAACGACTAACAGGCATGAGCAAGCAGGATATTTTAACGATTAGAATGTCTGACATTCGCCCGGACGGCCTGCATATGCAGCGAAAGAAAACGATCGAGACTTCGAAAAGAAAGGTTTACGAGTTTGACGAGGCGGGTTATTTACAATCAGCAATCGACTTAGCAATGAAAGCGCACGTTGGTGGAGGGCACATCGGCTCGCTTTATCTGTTCCATACGCGAGAAGGTAGAGAGTACTACAAGACCAACTCCGACGGATCGAGAGAGAAGAAGCCAAGCGCATGGGATTCAATGTGGCAACGTCGCATGAAGAAGTTTGGAGAAGACGGACATCAGCGATTTACTGATCACGACATACGTGCCAAGGTTGCGAGTGATACAAGCCTGGAACACGCGCAGGCACTGCTTGACCACACCAATCCGAACGTTACCGAAAACGTTTACAGAAGGGCGCCGAAGGTGATCAAAGTGGCAAAAATAAAGGACAAACCCAAAAATAAAGGACAATGA